CCTGTTAAATTACCTTTAACTACAATTGTTGTATTTGTTATAGTTATTATTTCATAAATTATTCCAGGTGGGTTTGTACCACCAGGAGCGCCTACTACTTTCACAGAATAAAAATAATCACCTGCTCGTATTCCATAAGGTAAAGTTATCGTAGTTCTTTTAGTAACACTATTATAAGAAATTATTACTTGAGATTGATTTAGCTTTCTATCTAAATAAGTTAAATACGTTGCACCTTCATCTACTGCTGCTGGTGAACAATCCATTTTTTCTAAAAATACACCATCTGCACTTCTATTAGTAACAATGTATAAATCAGTTCCTATAAAATCTATATTTAATATTCTTGTTCCTGTATCTCCAAATGGTATTGAACCTATTGTCCATTTATGCCATGCACTTTGTAATCTTCTGCCATCACCTATAAACCATTGGTAAACATAAAGTTCATTTACATGACCTGTTTTAGAACTCAAACAAACTAAAATATTTTCATTAGATGCTGTGGCAAACTTAAATAATTCTGATGGAATATATTTAGGTACGTTAGCTGTTATATCTTCACCTTTATTTGTCTCTCCATCATCTTCAACATACATTTCTCTTAATCCAGAAAACTTTCCTTTATCAAATGCAAAGAATACATTGGAACCAGAACCAACTGGACTAACACCACTTGAATTTTCATATTCTGTAGTAACTGTTACATTAACATTGTTAGGTGTTAATGAAGCTCCACCTGCTAAAATAAATTGTGTTTGGTCAGAAAATAATAATAACTGTTCATCAAATGCTACTGCATGAGTAAGTATAGAAACTTTAGTATGACTTACATTCACATCAATAATATCTGTATCAAGACTATCTGTAACTGTTTCATTAAACCATTCAAAGAACTCACCATTCCTTGTCATTATAACATTTTCATCTGCTAGAAAACCAAGTCGGTTTCTATGAAAAAACATATCTCTTATTTTGGTTCCAACAAATGATGGATTGGGTGAAGTATTTTCGTCACCTACTTGTCTTGTTCCCCAAGCAGGAACATCATAACTTGTTCCTGATATTGTATAAGAAGAACCATCTGCTTGTGTAAGTCTGAAATTTCCATCTGCTGTTCTAATTAACAGTAATGGCATAGTCTCATCATTAAGTGTAGTTTTAACACCTGGTTTAATTGTTTCTTCCCAAATCTTTGTACTACTTTTAAATTTTACATAATAACTATAAAAATTATTTGCTGGATTTCCTTTAACTTCAACAACCATATTATCTATAGCTTCTGCTGGTAAATCAGCAAAATTTTGTACTTCATCTTTAATAACTTGTGATGCCTGGTCGCCATAACCATCTGATGCTGAAACTGTTAATGTTCCTGATGCTTTTATAATTGAAAAACTACTGTCTCCAACATTTGCTATAGTTAGGCCTGATACAGTACCAATTGCTGCTTTTAAACCGTCTCTAATAGTTTTAGAATTATTATCTGATGAATTGTATGTTGATGTTGTACCATCAATTGTGATTGAATATGGAATTGATGTTGTTGAATTACCAACACCTGTAGTAACTGAATAGATAGCTTGTTCAACTTTGGCTGCACTTGTTGTTGAAGCCATACTAACAGTTTTAGATTTGTTTAATATGTATGTGTAATCATTAACTGTTAAGGCAGTAAAATCTTGTCTTGGATTTGTTGAGCCTAGGTAAGTTAATGAATTAGTAGTAGTTACAATTGTTTTAGAAACTCCACCAATAGTATGCACAGTAATAGCGCCATTAGTAATAACCACAACGTATCGTTCATTTACATCCCTATTAATTGTGTGAATAAATGCATTTGTAATGCTTGAGCTAGATAATTTAGCTATAGCAGTACATGGGGGTCTTTTTTTTAAACCCTCAACTACATTAGATATTCCGTTAAGTTGTTCTGTTGCTTGATTGTCTAATCGCAAAATTTCAGGTTGTTGCGATACGCCACCAATTAAATTTGGAATGCTTCGATTAATTAAGCTCATATTATGAATTTATTTTAAGTGAACCATTTCTATTAACAGTTCTAAATTGGTCTAAACTATTAAATATATTATGGTCTGCTGTAGAAGCCTCTGCTTGTTTTAAAAATGATAATGCTCTTAATTCATCTTCTTTTGAAAATCTATGTAATGTACTTGCACCTAATGTTCTATCGTGAAAAATTCTTGAAGCTCTAATTGTGATAAACCTTCTTGCTTGTTCAATAACATCTTCAAAAGGTAATAAGAAAACTACTCTTACATTGTCAAAGTTTTTATCCCAAACAAAACTTTCATCAACTAAGTTATATAAAAATGAACCTCTTAATATTGGGTCATAACTACTTCTGCTTTCTCTTAAATGATTAAATTCAATATGCATTACATCATTACCGATAGGTATTTTATTGTTAGTATCTCTACTTAAAGTAACTTTGTAACTTGAATTAAATTTCCAACCTTGTGATTGTACTTCTCTATTAACTTCATCAAGAATGTTAATTGCCATAGTGGCATCTGTAGGTAGTGTACCTGTTAGTGTATTGACTGGACTTTCGCCAATTGTACTAAGCATTGTATTAATGCTTTCTAATTTTGTTGTTCTTGTATTTGATGCCATAATAATTTTGTGATTGTGTAGCCAGGCGCATTGCTGCGCCTAGCCTACCTAGATTAAGATGTTTTAATCAATGCTGCACTTTCAGGTCTTAGGATGCCATGGCCAAGAGCCATTTTTCCTAACATTAATGTTCCCTGTCTACGAATATCAAATTCGCTATCCATAGATAAGTCCATTAATTTCACCGTACCAATTGCTGACTTGTGAAAAACAACTGCTGCTACTGAAGCGGCATTAACATTGTATGCGTTGTTTGTTCCAGAAATCGCACCTGATTGGTTAGTAAACGCTGTAACTGCTGTATTCGATTTAACGATATTAATACCAGCTACTCTGATTACTGTACCATCGTGATAAGTACCATTGTTGTTCGCACCAAAATCTCTATTTAAAATCTTGTCATTTTGGACAAGAAGATAATAAGTTGCTGGTGGAACCACACAGTATCTATCCTCTGAAGGTACATCGTGCTCGTCTAACGCTTGGGCACATTCAAATATAGAAGCGATTAATGAAGCCGCATTCGTCTTCGCATCACTATCTGTAATTTCTGTACCAGCGTTTCCGCCTGTTATTGTTGTTGCAGCTCGAGCAGCTAGTACTGACAATTGAAGTAGATGTTGGTCTACTTTGTTTGCTAGTGCTCTCCCCATTTCTGATGTGTAACAAAAATATTCAAATAAATTCGTTAGATTTATTTCGTCATAATGACTGCTTTATTTTTCAATAAAGTTTAGACTATATCATCAACCATAATTGGTTGCCTCCCATTTCGAGCTCACTTGAGCCCTACTCCTTTCGGATAGTCGTTGAACCTTCTCTTTTTAAAGAGCTTGGATGCTGATTGCCATTTTAAAGGTTTCCAGCAATTAAAGAGGTTTACATTATTAATTACTTAATAATGGCACTTATTAAAAAATGCTTCTTACATCATAGTGGTTTTTAGCTTCGTCTATGTTTGCTAAAAATGCATTTGAAATTAATAAATCATCAATGTTTATTACTTTCTCAGCATGATTAACTGACGTACCGTTTATCTCATTTCCTGGAGTATGGTATGAAGTAGAGTTAGTTCCAACGACTGGAAACTGTGCCGATTTCCCAGAAGAAATAGTTCTGACCGAAGTCATCCCTAACATTTTGTTTTCTCTTTGGAAAGTAGCTAAAACTTCTGAAGACCATACTTTTAAGAAAAGAGCATTTTTATCGGTAGCGCCATTTATTGCACCAATTCTTGATGCTGTTGCGTTTGCCATAATTATTCTCCTTTTAAATTATGATTGGTTTGTTTTAGTTTCCTCCACATACTTCAAAAAGGTTATCTCTTTTAATTTACTCGCAAGTAAATTGCCGAGGCAATTCATATCTTTGTGTAGGCTCACTCCTCTTAAAGAAGAGTGTGTGAGTTATTTTTTTCCTCTAATTTTATTTACTGTGGATAAACCAAAGCTTCCAGAATAAACAATTAGAACAGCCCACCAAAATTCTTGTGGTGCATTTTTTAGGATTTCAAATCCTTTCTCCATCCATGGCTGTGTGTATGGAATAAATAAAGCAATAAATATTAATGTAATTTTTATAGTTAATACTTCATCTTTAATACTGTTATTAGAACTTTTAATTTGTTCTATAGATACATTTTGTTCTGCTTCAATTTCTTTTGCCCTAATGATTTTCTTTTTTTCCATTGAATGATTGATAGCGCTAATGCTCCTATCTACGACTAATTTAGTCAGTGGATTTTTCATTAAAGGCAATAGAAAATTCAACATGATTATTTTTTCTTTTTAGGGAAACCTTTTTTCATGTTTGAATAAGACTTTGCACTTACTGTACTTTTAGACTTTGGTCTTGAAGTACCAGCTCTTTTTCTGGCATTTATATTTTTATATAATGACATGTTCTCCTTCCCACCTAAATAGGTGTTACATTATGTTTGATTGTTTAACTTTTGCTTCTACTGATTTTCTAAAAGCGGTATCTACTTTGTATTTTGGATTATTAATATCAGCGAGCATTTGAGCTACACTTTCATAACCCACATTACTTTCTGATTTTTGACCAGAAAATAAATTTGGTTCTCTTGTATTTGCTTGGAACCTAGAATTAACACCAGCTATTGCTAATTGTGCTTGTTCTAAACTTCCTCCATCTACTGCATCATTAAAGGCATCTATTTCACCTTTAGATAAATTTTGTGATGCCCATTGAACCATATTATTATATTGGTCTTGACCACCTACAGTAGCAACTATTGCTTCATTATGTTGTGAAGTTAATGCTTCTTGTCCTGAAATATAAGCATCCACTACATCTTTAGGAATACCCATTTCATTTAACTTATTATAACTTTCATCTGTCAATGAACCTTGTTCAGTATACTCATTATAA